CCGTGGTACGTGGGAGATACCCGTGGGACCTGTTCGCAGCATCACAAGCATCGTCTACAACAACACACCGAGCACGACGCTGACCTTGAGCACCTCGCAATACTACACGGACCTGAAGCGCAAGCCCGCACGCATCACAACTATCTCACCGCCGACTGTGCACCCAGATACAAGCAACGGCGTGCAGGTAACCATGGAATTGGGGTACCTTGAGGCCGAGGTGCCTGACGGTTTGATTCACGCGATCAAGCTGCTCGTGGCACACTTCTATGAGAATCGCAACATTGTCGTGGTGGGTACTATCACCAGCGAAGTGCCCAACCTCATCCACAGCTTGCTGAATCCTTACCGCGTAATTTCTGACCGATGAGAATAGGCAAGAGCGACCGACGCATTACGGTAGAACGATACACCACGAGCACGAACGCATACGGCGAGCGCGTGCAGACGTGGAGTACCTTGCTGACCGTATGGGCCGAGCTGATGAAGACGGGCGAAGGCATGACCGAGCGCATTACTACGGATCAGGACATGCCCGTGCAGCGCGTGCGCTTTAAGATTCGCAGCAGCAGCGACAGCCGAGGCATTAAGGCTGACGACCGCGTGGTGTACAATTCGAAGTATTACAACATCCAAGGCATCGAGGAGGTTGGCCGACAGGACCAGCTTGTGCTGCTTTGTCAAATTACTGGAACCTGATGGCACGCGGCAGCTTAGAAATGAAAGGCGGCGGTACTGGCTTTGAAGGTATCGGCGTAGACGTCAAGCCGCTGATGAAGCAGCTGGAGCACATGCGCAAGCAGATCGCCGACAAAAACGTGCAGCGACGTATCCACCGCGCGGTTGGCAAGGTGTACAAGGACGAGATGCAGACAAACATCAAGGACGCGCGTGAAGTTATCCGTATACGCCGAGGCAAGCAGAAAGGCCTTGATATTCCGATCGGCACGCTCAACCGTTCGGTGCGCGTTTGGTTGATTGACAAGCAGGCCAACACGTACTGGGTCGGTCCACGAGTAGGGCGCCGCATGCCGCTTGATTCTGACGGATGGTTTGCCAATATTGTAGAAGGCGGTGACGGCAAGTTTGGCGAAGGCAGAAACAAGGGCGTCTTTGAACGCTCGATACGTAACAAGCGCAACGAAGCGTTTACTATGATGCGAACGAAGTACCAGAAGGCGATAAACAAGGCAGCAAAAGCAAAGAAGAAATGAACGCAGGCAAAGCAGTATATGGAATTTTGAGCGCCAACTCTGGCGTCACTGACATCGTAGGCACACGCATCTTTCCAGAGATTGCAGAGCAGGAAGCGGTCACGCCTTTTGTTATTTACCAGCTGCAGAGCGTAGCGCCAGAGGATACGCACGACGGACCCTCTAAGCTTGACGAGGTGCGGTTTGAATTTCTGTGCTATGCCGACAGCTACAACGAAGCTGCTGACTTAGGTGTGGCAGTCCGTGGCGCACTGGATCGCGTGAGCGGAACATACAACGGAGTGAACGTGGAAAGCGTGCAATTCAATGACGTTGATGTAGAGATTGAATACGACCCACGCCGATACAGTCAGGTGCTAAAGTTCACCTTTCGCATCAAGCGCGACGACGTCACGATTGCACTGGGCACACCAGTGACGGGTGCAGAGCTTGGCGACCTTTCCGACGTAGATGTGAGCGGCGTCACTAACGGTCAGCTGATTGCATACAACAGCACCACGGGCAACTGGGAAGCGGCAGACGACGCGGGCGGCGCTGAACAGCTGAACGATTTGACTGACGTTAATTTAGGTTTGTTAGAAGACCGCGAGGTTTTGATGTATGACGGTCAGGAGTGGGTAAACGATACGGTACATAAGTCAGATATTGGATTGGGCAACGTAGATAACACGAGCGACGACGATAAGCCCGTCTCTACAGCTACGCAAACGGCACTCAATGCAAAAGCAGACACCAGCGCAGTACCCAGCGCATTGAACGACCTGAGCGACGTAACGATAGCGGGCACGCCTACGGGTAATCAGGCTTTGATTTTTGACGGAGCGGCCAATGTATTTAAGTCGCTTCCGAATTTTACTAACCGCTTTGAAGATGAAGCGGAAGTTAACAAGCAAGCAATTACGCCATTTGCCGAGCGCGTGTATACGGTCAAGGCTGACGGTGATGGAATCTTTATAGACCCCGAAAGCGACACGCCTACAGCGGGCAAGGTTATAAAGCGCAAGATTTACCAAAAGGCTGGTTTTCTTGAAAGCGGGGCTGTTATTGGTGACTTTACTTTGATTCACACTTTCGCAGACGATACAGCCTATAGTGCGACGGAAAGCACGTTCGAAGGGTTTAGGGACGGCGACACTTACGGCACTCCACCTTTTACGCTTATACAGACGTGGGAGGAGGTGACAGCCGCTCCAGCGTTCACGGGGCTTTTAAATGAGAGCTACGGAAGCGGGGCAGAGGCGGCGTATTCTACCCGTCGATTGAACGGCAACGTAACCGACTGCATGGTGATTCGCAGGGCATCGGATTCGACGACTACCACGATCGGCTTCGACGGTTCAGGCAACATCGACGAAAGCGCGATTACGACATTCTGCACGGGTACGACGTGTACCGTGGTAACGTGGAAAGACCAAAGCGGAAACGGGAACGATGCGACGGCGGCGGCACAAACTAACGAACCCACGATTTACACGGGTGGCGCGTTGGTGAAGGAGAACGGAAAGGTGGCGGTGGACTTTGACGGGAGCGACGACGGATTGACGCTTTCGAGCCTGACATACAGCAATGATTTATCTTTGATTTCGCTATATAATCAAACCAGCGGAACAAGAGGACGTATTTGGTGCGATGATATAACAGGGCAACAAGGCTACTGGATTTTATTCGGAGAGGAAAGCGGTGGTGACAGTCAAAAGATTTATATCAATGACGGCGCAGGTTTTGACAGTTGGACGCACCAAACCGCTCCAATTAATCAGCAGAATCTGCTAAACATTTTCTTTACAAGCTCGCAAATTGTTGACTCGGTAAACGGCACAGCGCAAACCCAAAGCGTCACGGGATTTTCACCACCTATCAATTTAAGTGGTTCGAGCGCGGGTTTTGCTATTGGTAACAGCGGAAATATGACCTACGCAACAGCGATGAAAGGTCAGGAGTTTATTCTATACAACTCTGACAAATCCAGCGACCGCACCGACATCGAATCCAACATCGGCGACTACTTCACCCAAAACACGCCACTGCTCGACACGTACTCAGGGGCGGCGGCTGCTTATTCCTTGCGGCTTTTGGACTCTAGCTATGTTGGTTCAGCGGTAGAGGTTTACAACGGATCGTCGTATGCGGACATCGGGTTTAACGTATTCGGCGAGTTGGACACGGTTGCACTTGCGGCGCATTGCGGAAGTAACGACGGGTTCGTGAGTAAGTGGTACGACCAAGCTAGCTCAAACGACGCCACGCAAACGACGACGGCGAATATGCCGAAGATTTACGATGGGGCAACCACGAGCGTGGTGACGGAGAACGGGAAGCCAGCGGTTGAGTTTGATGGGATTCAAGACAGATTTGAGGCAGACGGAATCGCTACCGCATTAAGCGGAACAGATACTCCACTAAGTTTTTTCTGCAATGTTTCACCAAACGCAGTAACTAATCAGTTTGTTTTTGGTGTCTCAGGCAGTACGTCAAATTTTCAAACTTCATATTTGAGAAGCACAGGAAAATATCAAATTAGAAAAATAGACGACGCAGGCGGTGATGGAGGCATTATTCGAAGCAGTCAACTATATACTGCGAGTCAATTTTTAATAAGCGGAACAAGCGCGGGAACCTCTTTAAATGTGGATTACGATTCTACAACATCCGTCTTGAGTTCAGCTAATATTGACGTCAACGCCTCAACTTTTACTGACGGTAAAATTGGAAGCAGTTCGACGCCTTCCGCATTTTTCAACGGTCAGATGCAAGAAATCATTATCTACGCCTCCGACCAATCCAGCAACCGCACAGGCATCGAGAACAACATCAACACCTTCTATTCAATCTACTGATGAACGGATATATAATCGTACTTCCAACCGCCACGCAGACAAGCGAACGAAGAGCGTACCAAATCACGCGAGAACTTTACAACATCTCGCGGCCCGTACTCATTCAGGCAGAAGGCGAAGCGGCTTCCACCGTGTTCGGTATCGTAGTCCACCCCGACGGCGTACAGAACGCGCTGCAAGTGGATACGGATTACCTCATCCACGTCCACGAAGCGGCGACGCTTGAGAAGCTTGTAGCGTGTTTCCCTGAGCTGACCAATGACGAGCGGTTTGAGTTGAGCGCATACGTGCAGACCAATCACAGCTTTCCGTTCGAACACATCATACCAAGCACGACGACGGTGCGGGATCATGACTACATGCTGCAAAACGGTTGGTTTGAAATTGACGATATTTGAGCATGGAACAGATAACGGCGGCGATGATATTCGAGTTCATCGCACTGCTGGGTGGAGGCATCGCAGCATGGACAAAGATTAACCAAGATGTCACGGTGCTCAAGTCGCGCATCATCAACCTTGAGAAACGCGAGAACGACATGGCGAAGAAGCTGGACACCTTGCTGGACGCTGTCAATGAATTGAAGATACTGCTGGCCAAGAAAGGCATTTGATGCAGTCAATGATTTTGCCGTAAATTGCAGCCATGAAGGTTACAATCATGAAGGCGTGCAAGCTGCGCGGTAACAACTGGAAGAAGGGCGCCACGCCAAGTGTGACGTCAGAGTTTGCTGCAGAGCTAAAAGAAAAAGGCTACCTTGACGCGCCAAAGAAGAACACCGACGAATCTATAGAACAAGAATAAAATGGCCATTTTTAACGGAACAGAACTCGGCGTATATATTGACGGCACGCTGATCGCAGCCGCTACGGACTGCTCACTTTC